TCCCTCTCCCTCCCCGAAGGCATCACTATCACGCCTGGCCGCCGGGTGCAGGGTCTGACTGCAGACAACATTGATGACTTCCGGGCCTCTGTTGCAGAGCTTGCCGCCTCTGGTGACAAGGTTGCACAGAACCTATCCGCCCGTCTCGACAACCTCCAACTACCTGATGTAGAGGCCGTTGGCCGCTACTCAGCTGGAGAAGGCTATGGCGTCAATGCAGCCCTACGTGGGCAGGCAGAGATGACACCCAAGATGAAGGAGAGCGTCAACCAGCTCGATAGCTACATCAGCCGCACTCCCCTGGAGCAGGGCACATATTATCGGGGACTTCCCGAAGGCTCCTATGTACGTGATCTTCAGCCTGGGGACACCTTCACTGACAAAGCCTTCTTGAGCGTCAGCCGCGAGCGTGGTATGGCCGAGGAATTTGGTAAGGGTGTCGTTCTTGAGATCGACGGTAAGGCCGCCCCTATGGGAGGCGCCGGTAACTCTGAGTTTGAGCAAGAGCTCCTCTTCCCTCGTGGAACCAAACTTGAGGTTGTCTCTGTATCTGATCAGGGTGGCACTCGTGTCATCAAGATGAAGCAGGTGGGGGAAGGGAAGGTCAACTTCCAATCCCGCGAGGCTATCCAGGCCCAGCTGGATGATCTGGTGGCTCGTCGGCAGGACATCTTTGGTAAGCAGGTGGAAGCCCGCCAGCAGCATATGGTTGCTAAGGCTGAGGCTGACAACCTCCGTGCCAATGTCGAGAATCTGACAGTCCAGAGGGAGGCCATCGCCGCCCGTATGAGCGGCAAGGAGGCTGACTTCCAGGCCAACTATGTGCCTGTGAAGATGGACCGTTCCAACGTCACCTCGATCGTCAAAGAGGGCGGCGGTGGACAGCCTGGCTTCGACCTCTACTTCGAGGACAAGCGCTTCCCAGCCCTGCTGGATGGCCGTGTCAAGGAGATTGGTCGCCAGGGTAACCAGTCGGCCGGCTACGGCAACTACATCGTTGTTGAGTCGATTGACCCCAAGACCGGAGAAACAGTGGATGTGCTGTATGCACACCTTGCTGACGGCTCGATCAAGGTCAAGGAAGGCGATATGGTTGGCGTAGGCCAGCAGATCGGCACCCAAGGTGGTACTGGTTCTGTCCGCTCTGTGGACGGCACCATCGCCTCTGTGGACTTCCTGGCGCCTGCTGCTAAGGGCAGCAAGTCAATGACCCCCTATGGCCGCTGGAGCCAGCTCGTAGATGAGCTCTCCCTGTCTATCCATAAGGGTGAACTCCAGCCCTCCCAGGTGGGCCGTAAAGCCCCCTCTGTGGCCCCCGAGGTAGTGGAGCAAGCAGCCCGTCAAGCAGACGAGCTGGTGCCCGCTATGACCCGCGCTGAGGCCGTTACTGAGCTTGGTTACAACGTGGATCAGGTTGCCCCTGTGCAGCCCCGCTCCAACATTGTGGATGACTTCATCGAGGATGCTGAGCCTGTCGTTGGAACAGCAGCCCCCGGTAAGGCCAGCCTCACAGATATGGATGTGTACAGCCTCTCCCAAGGGGATGAGGGCCTGGCCATCCTGCAGAACGTAACCTCCCAGGTTGAGCGTAAGCTCCTCTATACAGAAGGCCAGACGATTGAGGCCCTCGATCGTGGCCTTGAGATGGCTAGGGAGTTTATAGGGGCAAATGATGAGACCTTCCTCAAGTTGATGGATGACCCCCGCTTCGTCAACCCAGTTGATGGCAGCAAGGTATTCACAACCGAAGGCCTGATTGCCAATGGCATCACCCTGAAGGAACTCCAGCGTCAGGCTATTGATCTGGCTGAGTCGGTCATCCGCAACTCTGCTGATGGAGCCCCCCAGGCCGGTCAGGATGCAGCCCGTCTGCTGGACCGTATGACAGCGATGATGAACATCCGCAAGATCTCTCAGCAGACCGCCTCTGGCAAGCTGCGTGAGTATGACTACGTCGGACGCCATCTCCCTGACATCAACGGCAAGGTGGATGTGCCCAGCGCCACAATCACCAAGTACCAGGAGGACTTACAGAATCAACTGGCTAAGGAGGACAACCTCCAGGCGCAGTTCAACCAGCTCCGCTCCCGTCTGGTGAATGGAGACAAAGCAGCCTTCCGCGAGCTCCAAAGGACCGCGAAGATTATGCAGGTGATGGTTCCTACCCAGAAGAACTTCAATGACCTCGGGGTAGCCCTGGCAGCTACGGGTAAGACTCTCGACGCCCTGTATGTCAACGCCCTGCTGTCTGGCCCAGTCACCTTCGGCCGTAACTTCTGGGGTAACTTCTACCAGACCATTGGCCACCCGGTGCAGGCCCTGCTAGGTGTAGCCCTGCCTGGCAAACATAACGCTGTGGTCCGTAAGCAGGCTATGGCGGCCATTGGTGCCACCTTTGAGACCCGTCACGAGTTCGTCAGTTTGGTGAGCCGTATGTATAAGAAGCAGTGGGCCTCTATGGGTGCTGATGCTAAGGAGTACGTGGTCTGGGATGAGAAGCTAGCTAGCCATATGGCCCAGCTGGAGCAGCGTATTGCAAATGGTGAGGTAGGTTGGTTCGCCGCAATGAACCACAGCCTGGCCATTAACCTGCGCAAGATTGTTGACTCCCCCCAGCTGCGGCCAATGATGGCTGCAATGGGTGCTACGGATAACTTCTTCAAGGTACTTGCTGGCCGACAGATCGCAGCGAGGCGTGCTGTTGAGTATGCCATCGATGCTATGGGCGATGCCCCGATGACGGGTAAGCGTGCCGAGAAGTTTGGCAAGATGGTGGCTGAGTTCAAGGAAGCTGAGCTGAAGAAGATCTTCTCTGATGATGGCCTAGAGGTCATTGATGAGGAGGCAATCAAGCTTGGCCAGACCTTCACCTTCCAGACCCCCATCGATGAGGCTGACTGGGTAACGAAGAAGCTGAACGAAGCATCCTCGAAGCCCTTTATGAAGCTCCTGGGTCTCACCTTCGTGAAGACTCCCTCGAACATCCTGAAGTCTTCGGCAAACCTAACCCCAGTACTCTCCACGATCCTGAAGAACAGGGACCTGGCCTATAAGAATGGCGATGCCTACTACCGCGCTATGCGTGATGGGGCTGAGGCTATGTCTTATATGATTATGGGTGTTGGTATGACTGGTGGTGCTAGCGGAATGATCACTGGAGCAGGTCCCCTGCGCGGTGATGACCGTGACCTGTGGCTCACATACAAGGACCCGTTCACCATCAAGATCGGTAATGCCAAGTTCAACTACCAAGCGATGGAGCCTGCTGCCACCATTCTTGGGATGATGGCTGATATGGGTGCGTTGCTGGTTGATGACACCAAGGAACACGACTTCCTGCCGTCTGTGCTGGCGATTATCACGTCAAACGTGGTCAACAAGACCTATCTAACCCAGGTTTCTACGGTTGCCTCTCTGGTTACTGCCCAGGATGCGCGTGAGATCACTAAGGTCTTCGAGAATATGGGCAACATTGTGACATATTCCAGCGCTCGTAAGCAGTGGGGGCAGATCCTCGATCCCGCTACCCGCGAAGTCCGCAGCCGTCTGGAAGAGTTCTGGCCTTGGTTCCTCAAGAAGCACATTGGTCTGGGTGCAAGCAAGTTGGCTCCTCAACGTGTTGACCCAGTTACAGGTGAGCCACTGACAAGGGATGGCATTGATGGCCCCCTTGGATCCCTTGTGGGTCTTGCACAGATGTTTGCTGGTGGCTTGCGTATATCCCACAACCGTCTGAAGCCGGTCCACCGGTTTATGGAGGCTGAAGGGTACAACATCACCAACAAGACCAAGGAGCTCGCTGGGGAAGCCCTCAGCAATGAGCAGATGGTCGAGTACAACAAGCTACGTGCAGGCGATGGTGCGCTGGAGAAGGAGCTGCTGGCTTACTTCAACAGCAGGCAGTACAAGGAAGTCGATAAGCCTAACAGTGAGTATCAGCGTGAGAACGGCTTTGAGGCCTCTCAGACTGATGCTTATGGCATTATCGACAAGATTGTGCAGCGTCACCACAACAGGGCTATTGCCACTATGGAGGCTGGGCTCAATGCCCCAACCCTGGAGTGGGCAGAGCGTGTTGATGCGATGAAGCATAAGCGTAAGGAGATCGGTGATAAGGGTGGTCAGGTCCGTCGTAATGCAATGTATGGCACCCAAGATCCTAAAGAGATCACCAACTTGTATCAGTACTAAGCAATGGCTCTAACTGAACACCTATACACAGGGGACGGCTCGACCGTCCTCTATTCTTTCACATTTCAATACCTGGAGACTGCCGACATCAAGGTTAGCCTTGACGGCGTCAATACAACTGCATATACTCTTGCCAACGCTACTACTATTCAATTCAATACAGCACCTGCTAATGGTGTTGCTATTCGGATTTATCGTGTAACGGATGACGCTGCACTGGCTGCTACGTTCTATCCGGGTTCTGCTATTCGTTCACAAGATCTAAACGATAACTTTACGCAGACCCTTTACAAGGTACAGGAGACTACCAACTACTCTGTACAAGACTCTGGTAACGTCACACTCAGTGGTACATACACCTTCGTCAATCCTGTTATTGGCGTGACACCAGTCAATAATAACCATTTAGCAACAAAGCTCTACGTTGATTCTCTAGCGTTTAACTCCACTGGTATTGGTGATGGCAATAAAGGTGACATTACTGTGTCGGGTAGTGGAACAGTCTGGACTGTCAATAACATTAGTGGCACCTATCTAACTGTAGCTACGGCTGCATCAACGTATTTATCGCAGTCTTCTGCCGCTTCTACTTACCTTACTCAATCTACTGCTGCTACCACTTATGCCACTAAAGGTGCTGCACTTGCTCTTGCTATTGCTCTTGGTTAATTACTATGGCTGAAACTTTTAATCGGGCATCCGCTGCCCTTTCTACTACCAATATCACTGACGTTTATCAAGCACCCAACGTGGCGAACACGGATCGAGCTGTTGTGTTGAGTTGTCTTGTAGCTAACGTGGATGGCACCAATGCAGCTGACATTACGTTGACGATTACTGATTCTGCTGACGCTGCTATTGCAAAGATTGCTAATACCATTCAGGTTCCAGCTGACAGCACACTTGAAGCCATCCCCAATAAATTGATACTCAAGCGAGGTGAAAAGATCCGTGCTACAGCCAGTGCTGCTAGTGATCTTGAGGTGACTGTTTCTGCATTGGAGATTACCTGATGACTGTTATCACACCTGTTGGAGGAATTATTGGTCCTAGACCTACGGGTGCATCTTTCCGTACTGGGGTGTGGAAACAGCAGGAGGTGTTTGTATTACGGCAAGATGGAGTTTGGCAAACACCACTTTATCCAGATTTAGCTCCTTATGCTGTAAATGATAGCGGTGAAATTCTAGCAGCTGTGTTCGACCCTACGATGACATCAATGGATCCTTACCCGGAGTTGACAACAAGTTATGTAAAGCCTCGTCAACCGCGATCAGGCCAAGATATCTCACTTGATTCTACAAGAGTAGCATTTGTTGTTAATCAGGCGGTTAATAGTAATGTCGATTGGCGATTCACACTTCGATATTACGATGAACCAAATGGATCAAATGTGTTTGGCTTGACGCCACAAGC